AAGCTCTGTAACTACATTCGCTGCTGTTATTGGAGTTCCACTAACATCTACTACATCTGAATCTGCTGCTACTAAAACATTAAAGCCATCAAACTCTCCTGCTGTTGCGTTAGTTCCATCCCAAATGTTTTGCTCTATCTTTTGTGCTACTTTATCTGCTACGTGAGCAATTAAAAAGTCAGAGAAGTTTTTAGGTAAGTTTGAATAAGCAGAATATCCCATTGATACTGCTTCCCAATCAGAAATAAAGTCTTTTTTACAAAGCTCTAAGTTTACCTGAAATTCCTCTGGTTGTATGATTCTCTCAGTTAAAGTTATCGTTGAGGTGTCTGCAAAATCACAAGTTGCATCTTTTACGATACCATCTGTTGCTACTTTTTTTACTACCTCTTTGTATTTGATATTTGGCTTGATTGTAATGTTACCATCAGCCAATGTCTTACCTGATAAAAGTGCAGCCGAGATATATTTCCCAGCGAACTCACCAGCATAAGTTGTTGTTATTGAAGTTGTTGTTGCCATTTCTTCTTTTTTATTTGATTAATTAATTATTTACTTATTGCATTTAACACTCTGCTGTAAGTCGTGTTTGCCCTTTGATTAGGTGATATTCTCGCACCTAAATTTTCACTTACCTCGTTTTCTGGTGAATGAGCTAAAGGCTCTGTTGGAGCTTCTTCAGCAGAAAGTTCTTGTGGAACTTCAGCTTTTGCGTACTCTTTAGATTCCATTTTAGCCATAATAGCTTCCACCATAGCTCTAACCTCAGAAAGTTCTTCTTTGGTTGCATACTCAGTAGTTTTTTCCTTTTCGTCAATATCAACATCAACGTCAACATCTTCGTCAGTTTCTTCTGCCAACTTTTCTTCAGTTGGTTCTTCATCAGCAGAATAGTTTATTTGCCTAACTTCTGCTTCAGGAGTTTCAGTCTTTTCCTCCTCTTTGTTAGCTTTTTTAGCTTTAGGAGCTTCTTCTTTTAATTCAACCTCTGGAGTAGTTTCCTCTTCCTTTTCAGTTGAAGACAAAAGAACGTCTTTTAATTTGTTTACAATTTCACTTGCTTTCATAACGTTATAATTACTTTCTATTTATGACCGATAAAATTTATTCTGTTGTATTTTTGAAATGGCTAATACCCCTGAGCCTGAAGTGTTCCGTCACAGCATTTGCGAGAATAGGTCCTTCCATCAGGACACAAACAAGCTCTTCTTGCGTTTTTAGGACTTGTTCTGCTTACGGTAGCATTTTTTCTACTTCCCATTTTAGCTGTCAAGTTTTTCTATAAGCTCCTCTAGTTTCTTTTGTGCAGCAAGTTCTTTTTTACACTTATCACATCCGTCTTCATTATCACAACTGTCACATTTATCCCAACTAAGAGATGCGTCTTCTTTAATACTTTCTTTTGGTCTTTCCATTTTGTCAGCAAAGTAACCCTCTATTGAAAATCCTTTTACCTCTCCTGCCTTAACAGATTTCCAAACATCATCATTAAGGACTTTCATAGAAACCATCCAAGTTCCTTTTGGAAGGTCAAAGCCGTAGTTGGCAGCTTTATCTTTTTTAGGGTTTTCTATAAGCCAAGATTCTACTACAGACATTCCATCTAATACAACTGAATGTTCAAATGTAGAATTGTTTTGATTACCGTTTATGAAAAATAGTTCAGATGCTTTTCTTACTGTATCTTCAGAGAAGTAAATAAAGTAGTCGTCAGATTCTCCTCCCTCCCTATATATTTTTTTGTTTGGGATAAGGGCAGCTCCCATTAATATTCTCTTTTCAGAATCAACCTCAGCAAGTTTAACTTCCTTGTGTTCTTTAAGAGCTATAAACTCTTCTTCTATTGCTGGATTTTCTACAAGCGATATTGCTTCAATACCACTTACCTCATTTTCTTCGTCTATAATAAGTTCTATAATTTTTTCCATATCTAAATAACCTTGTTTGTTTTGTTTTGTTTTATTATCCTACTATGTTTAATAAATGATATACTATGTTTAATGATTATCCTATTGAAGAACCCTCTATTGCACTTCGTTCAAGCTCTTGTGCTGTAGATACATCAGAAGCTACAACAAATGCTTTTATAGGTTTCTCTTCTTGACCACCCATCGCCTGAGCTAATTGGCTTGTCTCTGTTGCACCGACTACATTAAATGCAGGAGCTTGTACTGCTGGTGCAGAACCTCCCCCACCTCCCCCTGCTTCAGGGACTATGTTTCTTATTTGATTTTGTGCTGCTTTTCTTGCTTTAATAATTGAAGCTATAGCAACTCCAAGAGAAGCTCCATAAGCAATAATACCAGCTGGACCCAATACTTTCATAAAAGTACCTATTGACATTGTGCCTTCACTTAGTTCTTCTGCTGCAGTTAACATAATAGAAGACATAGCTTGTTTACCCTGCATAGCTATAAGCTGTGCATTTCTTACCTGCTCCATTACAAAAAACTTTGCTTTCATTATATTTTGAGCTATTGCTAAAGTTTGTTCTAAAGTAAACATATCTCTCTCTGACTTTATTTTTCTTTTTTGAGCTGCCATTTCTTTAGCTTCAATAGCTTTTAATCTTTTTTCTTTTTCAGCTTGTGTTAAAGAATCATTATGAAGAACAACTTCTTTTTCTCTATTTAACCTGTCAATTTCAGCTTGATGAAACTCTTGTCTAATATCATTTAAAGAAGACAAGACGTTTAAAGTAGATGTAAAGGCTTGATTTGTTAATTGAGCATCTATTCTTGTTTGTCTTAATAGCTCCCTCATCTTGTCTTGTTCAGCTTTTTCTACTTCAGCAGTATCTTTTGCTAATTGTTTATTTTTATTTTGAAATTCTTTATATAAGTCATTAATACGTTTAATAGAGTCTTGTACTGCTTTTTCAACAAAATCTTTAAATTCATCTAATTCTTCTTCTCTAAACTCTTTTAACTCTAATGCAAATTTTTCATTAATTAATCTTATAGCTTCATTCTTTTCTTTTCTTGAACCTTCTGCTAAATTTATTTCATCTAAAGCTAACTGTTTTTCTATATCTAATAATTCTCTTGCATTTTCAGCAGACATTTTTTGCACTTCCTCATTTAGTCTTTTTACTATTTTAGCAACTTCACTTTCTTCATCACCCTTACCTTTCTCAGGCTTCAATCCAAATAAAGTAGCCAAAAATGGATTGCCAACAACACTAGGGTCATTTCTTATATCATCTATAAATCCTTTTAAGTTTGTTTTTAATAAAGATATTGCTTCAGTTTCTACATCAATTATAGTTTGTTGTTTTTTAATAACTGCTTGAGTTTTTATTATATTTTCTCTGTCTCTTTCACTAATTCCAGCTAATTTCTCCTTTGCTTCAATTAATTTTTCTTCTGCTTTAGTTCTCTTTTTTAATGATTCTTCAATATCACCAGAATATTGTTGTTCTAATATATCAGCTTTTTGTTTTTGGTCTAATGCTGCTCTAAATTCTTTTAGACTTCCTATCGCTGGGTCATATCCTTCTTTTTGTAATTTTGCAAGTGCTATTATTCTTTGCTCTTCTGTTGAATTAACATCATTTAAAACATCAATATAAACACCTAAAGCGTAGTTTAAGCCGTCTTGCTTATTTAATGCTTTTGTTAGGTCATCTACAGCACCTTTTGCCTTTTTTGTGCCACCAGCAAAATAATCTAACGCTGCTAAAGCCATTTGAAAAGCAAGAACGATTCCTAAAGGTCCCATTAATTGTGCTCTAAGCATTTTCATTGCTCTACCCACCCTAGCAAATCCTTTTACGTTATCATCTACTTTTGCTACCATTGTAACAAATAAAGTAGATAATTGAGACAGGTTGTTTGCTACACCACGAATACCATAAGGCATATCCGAAATAGTACGACCAAGTTCTGTAAGAGTAGCTCCAGCAAGACCAGCATTAGTAGTCATACTTTCTCTACCACTTAATGTTTGATTAAACTGTTTGTTTGCTAGAGTAGTTTTTTTAAGTTGTTTTTCAAACTTTTGGACAGATGTTTTAATGCCGTTTATCTTATGAACAACACCCTTGTCTGTGAATTGTATTGAAAATACTATGTTTTGTTGTTCAGTAGCCATACCTATTGCGTTTAATGGTTTCTTTCATTTCTTTAAGTGTAGTAGGAGATTTGTATCTTCCCTTTGCTACGTCTATATTATAACTAACTCCGTAAAAGTTATCTGTCTTTAATAGTTCTATTATTAATTTTATCATTATTCGTCTGTGTCTGTTTGGTCTGCTGTTACTAATGCAGTGTCTGCCGTTATACTTGTTGTATCTACCGTTAGGTTTCCTGTTACTGGAGGTGGAGTTGGTGCAACCGAACAATCTGCACTATAACTGAAATTGTCTTGACCACCCATATATCCGTGATTATAACATTCATAGCTAATAGTTCCAAAGTCACCACTAACTGTTACTGTTATATCTCCATAATAATATGTATATGTGTTTCCGTCTAATCCTGCTTTAGTTCCTCCTGATGTAGTCCCTGTATAGCTAATTAAACTTTCTTTTCCGTTATTAAGAAAGGCTATTGGGTGAGCTGAAGGAACGTTACTAAATGTATAGTCTCCAGAAGCAACCTGATAAGCACTATACTTGTTATCAAATATATAAAGATACCCACCTGTTATTGCTTCTACTCTTGTTTCAAACAAAATGCTTAAACACCTTTCGCTTAACACTGCATATGTTGAAATAAGTTCTAAATCAGCCTTACCTGAAATTATATCTAAATTTATCTGGTTTATATTGTATTTTTCTCCTGAAACAACAACAGTGTCTGCAAGAGAATAGCTTGTTATAAAAGCATTAGTAAGAACTGCTTTTAATTTTGTTATCCTGTTATATTTATTAAATAAAGAAGAAACATAGTCATAATAATACTCAGAAAACAAGTTTTGTGTATATCCTTGTGTTTCATCAGTATTACCAGCATCATATTCGTTATTCTCTATTCCAAAATGGTTTGTTTTAGATATATCTAAACTTACTGTATTGCTGGGTATAAAATAAGATGTTGTTGACGCTACAAAAGCACCCCTGTCATTATAAACATAAGGAATGTCTGTTGCTCCTGTAAGCAGTATTGGATAAAACAAAACTGGCTTTCCTATATATGGATTATATTTTTCACCAGTTCCAGCAGTATTGTCTGTGTTAGATTTGGTTACGCTAAAGCCAACCTGAGTATCTGACCAAGCATCTCCTGTACTATCATATAATCTCTCAAACTTCATATGACCAAAACCTGGTTTTATTGTATATTCTTTTTTATTTCTAGTATCTCCCTTATACTCTGTTAGTCCTGACCCATTAACCTCTCCTCCCCACGCAATACCAAAGGCTTCTTGGTGTTGTTTTGCAAGTAGGCTTCCCAAGTCTTCATATTCAAACATTAATTTTGAGTAAGGCAGCGATGATTCTACTGAACTAGAAGATATGTCAATTTTGCTGGTTATATCGGTTTCTACTGTTGATGATGTATAGAAATCATCAAGGGTTTTAACAATAATAGTCTTTTGCGTTGAAGAGTCATTTCTTACTTCTGCAACAAGGTTAAACATTTTAAATATACCTGATAGAAACTCAAGAACTGTCATATCAGGCATATTATCTAATGTATAAAAGACACCTGTATTGTTTGTTGTTAGTGAGGTTGCTGTCCTAACTATGTCAGGAGCATTTATGTTAAATTCCCTGTCAATTACACCAATTAACCTTAGCTCAAATCCAGAATCAAAGGTAATGGGAGAACCACTATCTGTTATTATCAGAAAAGTGTATGTTCCCTCGTCTAAATGAAATTCAAAATAATCTGATGTTCCTGTTTGAGTTCGACCTTCAAGTTTTTCATATAAAACACCGTTTGAGTTTATTCTTACATCAAATTTAGTTGTTGTATCAGAGCTAACAAGTTTTAACCTTGCTAATATCCTTTCTACTCTTGAATCTGTAAGCGTTATTTTAACCTTATCAGCTACACTGCCAGTTCCAACACCTGAAGAATTTATAAAGTTGGCTTCAAACGCAACACCAGAGGTCCCTGAAATGTAGCTAAATGCTCTACCAACGGCAAACTTGTTTATTTGCGTTATTACCTTTCCCTCCTCTTCTCTGCTTACTATTTTACCTTCTTTTTGATGAAGCCACATATAAAGATTATAATAATCTAAATTGGTTGAGTTAAAAAAATCAGTAGAAAAGCTAACAGTTAAATCTTCTTCAGACAACAATTTTTCTATAGCTTTTATTAAAACATCAACCCTAATGGCTGGTTTTAATTGGTCCCAGCTAACTCCGTTTCTTACGGCAGGTGTCCCAGCAGGATAACCACCAGGCTTATACAAATTACCGTCAGCAAATTCGCCATAAAAGTCTGTGCTGCTGTCTATATATAACCTTTCTGTATGAGTAATTAGTGGAACAACTAAAGGTTGCGTGTGAACTGTTCCATATTCATCTGTTATATTTTTTGATGTAGTAAGATATTCATACACACTATCGGTTCCTGTTGCTTGATAGTTCATATAAAAATCCCCCAAAAACCCTAAATCACTTAATTTGGTCTTGTTTAGCTTTTCCATAAGGAACCTTAGATTACCATAAAAGGTAACCCTGTAAGCATAAGGCTTATTATATTTAAGATTTACTCCTTCAAGGGTGATATATCCTTCTTTGTAAACCCTGCTGTTTATTTCTACTCTAGCTTCTTTTGCAATATTAGCATCAAAACCATCTATAGCATAATTGTAATAATGTTGAAAGAACTTGTTATTTCTATCTGATGCAGGTAAGCTAAAGTTTTTACTAAAATCAGTAAATATCTTTGATGGGTCTTTAGCATTTTTTATTGATGATTGAATTGTTATTGAACCATCAGTAAAAACATCAAGCTGTTCGTTTTCTATAAAAAGCTCTACGTTTTGTTTCATTATCTAACTGAATTAATACCGTCAAAAGCATAATCAAACTTAACAGTATAGTTTACAAGTTTGTCGTTTAGATGAGTTTTATATGTAAAATTAGAATCTGTCACCGTTACAGGTAAAGTAGTGGTTGCTTCTGTAATCCATATATCTTCTGATTGCATTAATTGTCTGATAGTCTCGTTGTATTCTTCTTTTAAGAATCCTGTGTTTAATGTAATTGATTTTTTGCTTGTAACATCCTGAACTCTCATTGTTGGGTCGTAAGTGTTGTAGCTAACTGATGATGTTGAAGAGTAAACTGTTCCTGTATTAAAACTTTCTCTTTTAACATTTAAAGCATCTGTTCTTTTTCTGTTAAACCACAAATCTTGTATAGCACCAAACTTATTTATAAATGATATTTTATAATTAGAATATTTAGAACAATCGAAATAAATAGGATATATTGTTTCTACAGCTTCCCCTGTTGTTGCTGAGTATGTTGAAGCAGAAGTGTTTGTAGATACAATTTCTATTTTACTTACAACAAGACCACTTGATGGGTATTGTATAAATCTATTACAATCTTCTGTTCCTTGAGGTGCGTTGGTAAAAGGTTGTGTATTATCTGACTCGGCTATAAACTCATTTCCTGAAGAGTCTTTACTATAAAACCTAACCACAGTAACCCCACTGGGTCCTTTGTACACTGGAACCCTAACTGTTTCTCCTTCAGGTAAATAAACGTAATCATTACTTATAAGTTTAGATAATGAACTCTCCGAATTTACCCCATCTTCAAAATAAGTATATCCTTTAGTTCCAACGCCATAAGAAGTGTCAATGGTGTCTGCTGTAGCATCGCTATATGCGTTTTGTTTATCATATCTCCACCAGCAAGTTGATTTTATGTTAGACAGACCACTTGAAGATACTGTATAGTCATTATTAAATACGACATCAATATAGTCTTGCACAAGTTCAGATATTTCAAATCTAATTGTATTGTTTGAATCTGGGTTTGTTTTTTCTATTCTATACTGCTGCGTTGAGGGTTCACTCTCCCATTTTCCAGTCCAGCAATATAATGTTAATGTAGAGCTTTTTAATACAGCCATATTAATTCTTTTTATATATAACTAAAAAAAACAATATAGTATTACAGGGGGACTATGTTTAATGATACGGTTTTAACAAACAGAAAAACTTGTGACTTCTCCAGGATTATTTACCCCTACTCTAAATGTAGCACCTGTATTAGATTTAATAAAAGTGTTGGCTGTAGGTGTATATAAAGATGTAAGGGTATCGTTAGTATATAAATAAGCTCCATCTTGTAATGTCCCAGTATAAGCAACCTTAACATCAAACACTGATATATTAGAACAAGCCAATACTGATGTTGACTCTGTAGCACTTGATACTATAATTTTAGTTATAGTAGGAGTGGGGTCTGGAGCAGGTCCTGGCGTAGGATTTATTGCTTCATCACAAGCATCACAATCAAGATAGTGTATTAGGTTTTCTATATTTATACTTGAAGCTGAACCAGCACTTGATTTATAAACCATACAAATTCCATTATCAAGTATTACTGCTGGATAATTACTTCCTAAACTTGTTAAACTACCATAAACTTTTAATATATCTCCTCCATCTGTAGCACAATCTCCATATGTATAAAAAGAAGCTATTGATGGGGGTGTAACTGGAGTTATTGTCGCTTCACAAGCAGCACACCCAAAGAAACTTGTAAATGTTGAAATATCAGGAGCATCTGTAATTTGCACATCATCTAAATATTCTTTACAAACACCACTTGATTTAATAACCAGTGCTGTGGATATTGGACCTGTAGAACGAACTGCCGTTATAACCCCTCCTGCTCCTCCACAATCAATAAACCTAGCATAATAATAAGTTATTGTCGGTTCAGCAGGTTCCTCAATAGTAAAATCTCCAACACACTCATCACAAGCTGTATATGGTTGGGTTCTTACTAAATCTGAAGATTCAAGAGTAAGATAACCTGCTGGAAGAGTGTCTGTCTTAGCATATTCGTGTATAAGTTGATAACAACCTTGACCTCCACTTTGACCTATATCTTTAACGTCTAAGATGTATGAAGTTGGGTTATCATATATAATACCATCCAATAAGAAATATTCAGTTTTAGTTGAATCATCACATCTTCTTACTAATAATTTTTGTATTGTCCCTGTTGTTGGTTGAACTCCAGGTGGTCCTGCACATCCATAAGTAACACACCCTTCTGCAACTCCATTTGTCGTTACATATCTAAAATTAGTTCCATCTGAGTATGTTCCAACTGGAGCAACTGTGGTTGCTGCTGCATCAGTGTAAAATTTAGTTGCAGTACAAAAGGCTGTAGTTCCAGCTCTGTCAGGAAATATATCATAAGTAGAGGTTGGACTTGTACAAGCTGTTATGTTCGCTGATGAACTTGTATAAAATTTAGCATTTGTAGTTTTATAGGTTGCTCTTGAGTCCCAAGCTATTAAATAATTAGTGTCGTCTTCTGTGCTTGTTGCTCCAGAGGTCGCTTTACAGTTATAGTAAACACTTCCAGCTACAGTTTGTGCTTCTCCACCATAGTTTATTTTAAGCTCCTCTGAAGTTTCTCCACTAATCTCACTTAGGGCAGCCGTTCCTCCACTTGAAGACGTGCCTTTATACCACTTATAAGTTGGATTGCTTATATTTGAAATTGATGCAGTTATTATTACTTTTTGAGAGGTAAATGCAGCGTGAATACCAACACCATCTTCGCTACTGGCAGATACGGTTACTGTTGCAGGTAATACAGGTCCTGTCTCAACTTCTTCACCAGTTGGGTCATATTCACATTGAGTTAAATGGTTAATTTCTCCTGATGGACTAGCTAATATTTTTGCATACCAAGATATTAAATCACCATCTGGATTTGGTATTAATAATCTGTACCACAACCCATCACCTCCAAAGGGAGATGTTCTGTCTTGATTTGCAAATAATTGTGTTCCGTTACCTATGGTTCCTGTAAAATACACAATAGTATCAGCCTGTAAATCACAAGGGTCTTCTCCACCAGAACCTATAGTGCTTGAACTTGTAGATGATATAGAAATTGAGCTTGTTACATCTGCCGTTCCTCCACCAACTTCTTCTTCATCATCTATGACAGGACATTCTGCATAATCTGTTATCTCTCCAGGATTTCTTGCTCCTATAACACAATAATAATTTCCTGATGTTCCTATTTTGTAATACTGACCAGAGGATGTGTATGGTTGGCTTAATATTGAGTCTTTATAAAGCACAACTCCAGTCCCTAACTCTTGACCTGATGCAAGACCATAATAAACGTCATCAGTAGCTGTTGCTGCACAAGCACCCTCATTAGTGCTGTAGCTGGATTGACTGACTTTAGTTGTAGAAGCCTGATTTCTATTGTCGTCACTTATAACAACAGCCACGTTTACTGGACTTCCTCCTTGAGTAATATTATCAAGAGTTAAGGTAAAAGTTTCATCTGCCTCAGAAGTTAAGTCTTCTATAGGTTGGAATGTTTGTTCTGCCGTATTGCTCATTACTGTAAATGAACCAGTTAGGCTTCCTCTTTGTAAATCTGCTGTTGAAACCCCTGTTATTGTAAAAGGCACACTTGTATTGTCTGGAACACCCACCGTGTTTAAGAAAATAGTAAAAGTATCTCCTTCATAAACATTACTTGTAGATTTTGCTAAGTAGTATTCTGCGTTTAATGATACGGTTCCTGATAGTGTTGTTGTTTCAGTCACATTAGAGGTTGCAAATGTTCCTGTTACTGGTTGAGATGGGCTTATGGCTAATGCGACATCTGCTGTATATCCTGTGTTTAAGGCAAGTGTTGTTGTAAAACTGTAGCCGTCTGTTGTTTCTCCTGTTTTAACTGCATTATTTAAGTCACCACCTATTGTATATCCAGCAGCAGGACCAACGATGTTATTGGCTACTGTAAGGGTTGCTGTATATTGAGCATTAGATGACCAGGAAACTGTTATTTCGGCAGGATAAGTATTACCTGCTGAATCTGTTGCAGTAACTCCATAGGTAACATCTCCATCTGAAGTTTCTGTAAACTCTGGTTCTTTTGTGGTATTACCAGCTAAAGCACCTCCAGTCCATAAATATTCAGTAGGCGTAAAATTGTTTGCGACAACAGATAGCGTTATGTTTGAATTTGTTGTTCCTATATTAGGACCACTTATTGATATTGATGCGTTTTCTATTACGCTTCCGTCTGCACCTGAAGCTACTACGTAATATGGACTTCTACTATTTAGTTTTTTTGTTGACATTCTTGCCTAATTCGTTATTAAGGTCTTTTAAATAACCTTCACTTATTTCTTTTGTTATTTTGCTTATCGCTTCTGAGTTTAATGCGAAATCCAGAAACTTACTGCCTCCATATGCAAATCTCTTTATAGTTCCCTTTTCTCCTATAGCTTTTTGTATATTGTAAACCATAGAGTCAAATCTTTCTATGCTGCCAAATTTTGAGCTTTTATTAGTGGAAAATTCTCTTGGTTGTATTTTTTTTGCTCTCGCCCATTCTGCTATTTTGCTATATGGTGGTCTTTTTCCTGGTGGTCTTCCGTCTATAATGTATTTTGCGTAATTTTCACTTGAACTTACAATTAAAGAAAGACTTTCTTCTGTTTGCTCTACTCTGTGGGAGAGACTATCATAAAACTTACCAGTAGCATAAAGTTTCTCTATCTTTAGCTGTCTTTTTACTCTTTCAACAAGAAGAAAACCTAATTTGTTTAATCTTTCTACCGTATTGTTTTTTAACATAGACTTAGCTCATTGGTAGGAACTTGAATGTTCACTGTCATACCCCAACCTGCAAGTTCGTTCTCAAAGTTATCAAAGAAAGGTTCTGCTGATACTGTTGTAGTAACCTGAAAATTATCAGAAAAAGCATCTCCTCTTCTCAACTCTTGTTGCAAATCATTTACGACTTGAAGTTGGGTGTTTAGAATATCTTGTAGATTTGAATTACCGTAAAATTCATCTTCGGTTTGCTTTTCTTTAGTTGCATCTACTATATCTAAACATAATACTTGAATACTTGCACTCATTATCCTATCATCAAAGGTAACATTGCCAAATATTATATGGGCAAGGGGATATATAGTGGTCTTGTTAAGGTCCACTTGTAAAATATCTCCAAAGGTAACTGTTTTGGATATTCCGTTTGCCCTTAATATATCTTTTAATTTGTCTAATATTGTATAAACTTGTCTCATTTTAAGTTTTGCTTTATCATTTTAGATTCTAATTCATTCTTTTCTGTTTCAAATTCTAACCAGGTTAAGCATTGAAAAATGGGGAGTTTTGTAACTTCTTCAAGTTTTCTGACATCTCCTTTAGCGAGTGCATATACTGATTGATACCAACCCCACTTTGCTCCAAAGTTTGCTGAAATGCTAAATCCTCCTTCAGATTCTCCTGTAAAGAGTTTATCAAATGTGCTGATAAGTCGCTTCCTAAAGTGTAAAAAAAAACCGTTGAACCAAGAGCAACCTGAACAGGAGCATCAAGCATCACATCTGAATACTTGTCACTGCCCTGATAATCCTCTATTAGATAAAATTCATTCTTTTGATGGGTTACTGGTCTGTATAGAATTGCCATAGCTTTGTGCATCTGTTGCCAATCTCCAATATATTTTTCTAGGTCAACAAATTCCCCAAGAGATATGTCGTCTAGTTTTGGGATAAATCCGAACTCTACTTTATTTCCACTTGGGTCTGTCATAGTAAATCTGTGCTGAAGGTCATTTTTCCTGTTAAACAGGTCGTTTATGTGGTTGATTATACTAGAAAACTCTGCTAGTGGTAATTGATATGCCTGTTTTAAAGTTATTCCACAAAAACATTCCAATAGTTTTAGGTTAGCAAAGTCTATTTCTTCCTTTGTCGGTTCTTCTTTCTCTGATATGGCTTTTATGTCTTTTATATATCTTTGATATTGCTTTAGTTTAATATCCTCTAGCTTAGAGGGGATGTTTAGGGTGATTGATTTACTCATATGTATATAACCAACAATGCTAAAGTCTGTATTGCAGAGTAACTATGTTTAAGAGACTACTGTGTTTAATAGAAAATAAAACAAAAATTAAAAACGTAGTTATTTAACCGATAATGGTTGTAAATCTACATAGAATATCATATCTTGGTAGATAATCAAATAGACTCACCATAATTGTATTATTATCTCAAATAATAATCCATTCATAGTTGTTTAGATATGCCCTTTGAAAAATCAGAGGGCATTATTCTTTGTTATAGTAACTGTAATAAATTATAATTATAATGCTAAGTATAATGTTACCTATTATGACAATGGGATAGTCCATCTATCTACCACTGAATTTAACAATCCAAACCTTTGAGTTATTGTTCCTAGCACGTAGAAATTCCTTAGTATCTGGCTTTGGTCCATAAACTTTGTGGATTCTTATATTGGGATTCCTCCAAAGAGATACAAGTGTGCTTAACCTTACTTTTTGCATAATGTAAATATACAAATTAACCTGATAATTAACAAATAGTGTTAGCTAAAAGGCTTTGAATTTCCTTAAGTGGACTAATCCATAAGACGCAAGGGCAAATCACGTTAAATACTATGTTTAATAGAATTTAATCCGTTATTGCGTTAATTATCTGTATTTGGTTATCGGTTTGAAATTGAAAGAGTTTATTAGCTTCCTAACATCATTTAGCTTCGTTCTAAGGTCTTTATATAGTTTTTTGATGTTATACCCTTACAGAAAAAAAAGGAACGCTTACAGCTAAGATTAAGCGAAGCGCCCCAATTCAAATATAAACTAAATTAACCAATTATATTATTCTTGTTCTTAATACTTTTGTTGAAAGTGTTAGAGCTATATAGATTAATAAATGATAGCCGTAGGAATTTCCATCTTGTATCAAGTCGGTTATTGCTAGGACCAACATAACGATTGCAAATAAAATATTAATCCAGCTAAACACTTTTAACAAGAATATTTGCAGTGCATTATTAAATGTATTATTTCTCATTGTTCTTTTTTTGGTTGCTCCTTAATTGCTTCTTGTATCTTATCTAATCTGTCCAGCTTTGTAGCCGTTGACAATTTGTCCCAATCTTTAGGAGGTTGCCAATCTGGTATGTAATGCTTCATAGTAGCAAATACAATTCTTTGCTTTGTCTGTAACTTTGCTTTGTCGCTGTCTGCTGTCATATCCGACAACATCATAAATGCTGAAGCGAATTTTAGTGTGTCCATATTAACTGTTTTTATATTTTAGGTTTATTACTCTTTTTTCTTTGCTGTCAAATATTGCTATTTGGTCTAATGCTAATCCTATTGTCTTAGCTTTGTATTTATCCTTAAAATGCAAATTGGCATCTAAGTAATAAATATTTGTTTTGTCATCTGTCCAACCCCCAACGCTATCAAAGTCGGCAAAGTTAATCTTTGTTAATGCCTTAGCCGTTGGTAGCTTTCCAGTATAAAGGTTTTTAACGCTTACAATATATCTAGCGTTATTCTGCTTTAAGTTCAACGTAAAGCTAACTTTACTTTTTATCTTCTGTGCTAAGTTCATTTAGTTCTTTTATATTGTGGTTAATTTGCTTCTCTAGTATCTTAATACTTAAAGAGTCTTTGTCTTTCAGTTTCTCTAGCATCTCCTGAATAAACTCAGAGTGTGCTAGTTTAATATTATTATATAACATTTTATTTTTATTTGGTTTCATACATTTTTTTAGTATCTAGCCAAAATTCACGATAAGCGTTTTTTACTTCTCTCGTATATTCTAGCTTATATTTTAAGTCTTCTATTTGCTTTTTTAATTCCTTAATCTGTTCTTTTTTAGTCATCATATTTTTACAATTTTGTTTCTACTATGTAGAAGATTAATACTATTAAAATAAAAGCTAACGCAGGAGATAAAAATATAAATGCTTCTCCTAATTCGCTTGTTACAAATTTGTCTAGTGTTTCCATAATTACGCCCACAATTTATTTTCGTTATATCTTAACGGTCTTGTCTGTCTTTGTCCCACCGTGTGCATAGCTATTTGTCTAGCTGTTATCGTGTTTTGCATTCTTACCTTCTTTTGAAGGTCTTTATTTTTGAATGTTGTCGTTGGTCGCATATTATCTTCGTTCAATATAAATTTCTAATTCACTCGCTAAAGTGTATTTGTCTTCCTCTGTCAATGTATTTATATTAATGTCATCAGGGGTTATATGGCACATATTGGTAACTATATTTAAATGCCCCGTAACAGCTCCCCCACATATACTTATATAAATACTGTCGCTATCTCTTCTTGGACCCAAAGAAATTCGGTTGACTCTAATATCATCCTTTAGTGTTTCTGTTATTTTTCCTAAGTGACTTTTTCTAATGTTTTTGTTTCTCATATTATTATCTTTAGTTTATATTATTTTATGTTTCACGTGGAACATTTATTTTTATTTCCACATAACAATACTACAAATAAAAAAATAAATAGCACTATAAAAATATAATATTAACAAAACTTTAACATTTGAAGGATAATATATTAAGCATCAGTAACTTACAGGGAAACCCTCTCGCAACCCTTGTTGTTGCTGGTAAATCACGTTTAACGCACTTTCTTAACTTTTTAATAGTAGGATACCAAAAACAAGCTAAAATCCCTTAGAGCTAACAAAAAGTAGCTTAAAAGATATTAACAAAACTTTAACATTATTTACTAGGAATTGTCATTTTTGTTTTATAATATTGCAACTTTTATATTTCAATGCCCATAAACAAAAAAAGATAATATCCAAATATTTAACGCACTTTAACAAAACTTTAACATTTCAAAACTCTATACAAAAATAATTTATAATATCAAAATAATTTATGCACTTTAACAAAACTTTAACATTTGGTAAAAACATCTTCCTATTTAGAATCATTCTAAATAACGAATTTGACCTACTGCGTTTAAGAATCTGCCTACTGCGTTTAAGAATCTGCCTACTGCGTTTAATGATTACCCTACTGCGTTTAAGAGACCAGTTTACCCTATTGCGTTTAAGAGAATAGTTTTAGTTTTTAATTGATGATGTTTTCTTTGTTACAATTTTATTTAAAGAATCCCCAATCATTTTTAATGTTTTATTGTCAAACCAATTTATCCAATCATAAGCTGATAGCTGAATAATAATTTCTTTACCGTCCCAATCCAACATTTGAATTGTTAAATAATCTGAATCTTCACTTGGGTATGATAACCCAATTATTTCTTTTATTTCTGAATGAATAACCTTTGCTTTTCTAAGACAAATAGTTGTTTCTTCGTTATCTGTTAGTGTCATAGTTTTAGTTGTTTAAAATATTGTTGGTTTTATATCTATTATTCTAAAGTCATCTAAAGTGTATTTTTCATCTTCATCAAGTGCTGGGTCTTGATTATATTCATCTATCCATTTCTGATAGTCATTTGTAATAGCTTTAAAATCATCTGAATCTGTATACATTATTAGATACATACTTTTAGGTGTTTCCATAGTTTTGGTTATTTATTAATTATACAAACTCACTCTGTGCAATAGGACTTATATGATTTCAACGCTAGAATGCCCCGTATTTAGTCTGTGGTCTTATATCTATTGCTATATATCAATGCCTATCACAAAGTGAACGTAACCCACATAGCTTTAAGCGTATCTGACTACATCTTTAAATTCATCAGCAACCTCTTCAGCTATTTCAAGATATTCGTTTTCTATTACACGCCTATCTCTTGCTAAGTCAAAAAGTATTTTTCTTTCCTTCTTAGAATAATCTATCTTATTCATAACATATTCTAAAAAATCAATAGAATCATACAGGTCATTAGCATAATCTGAAATTATTTCTTGTCTTGTCATAATCTTATTTTTTTATAGTTCTTCTATTGTTTTAGGTGTATATGAAAGTATTTCATAAAACATATTTACATCTTCTATTAACATATCTTCTGCTTCTTCTAAAGCAAGTTCCATATAATAATCTGAATTTTGTAGTAACCAATTCGCCACTTTCTCTATTCTTATTTTATCTTTTTCTATTGTCATAATCTTATTCTTTTATTATTCCTTGTTCTATTAAACTTGTAGCTTGTCTGCCAAACCAACCTTGTAGCTGGTATGCTCTTCCTGTATCGTGAAGATACTGCCACGCTTGAATAACAGAGGTCTCATCTCCTTCAATGAAACCCTCTGCTAATCCAATCGCTGTATAGCTATCCATTACCACTCTATTAAGTTTAATTCGGAAACATTGTAGCTAGAATATACCTCTTCAGGAAATAACCACTTCCAATTTGAAACTGAACGAGACTGATTATTATATATCTTATTTTCAATATAATTAATTCTGTCTAAATATTCAGTATCGCTAGTATCTAATAAACCTTTAAGCGTAGCTTCTTTATACTTAACAACAAAGTCAATATAAAGTCTTGGGTCAACAAGTTTATCTATATACATAGGAAGAAAAATCTGTTTAACATCTTTCCTTCCATAAGGAGACGATAATAAATTTCCCTCACTATCTATCCAAAATTTTCTAGTAACGAAAATTCTTAACTTAACCTTAGACTCATTCCTTTTCAGGACCACTACCTTTTGAACATTATCAACCTCAATGTTAGAAGTCGTCCAAAATTTACGTAAAGACCTCATATGATAGAAATTATACCTTTCGCACTTCTCATCTTGTTTAGTCTCTGAGTTCCACCTTTCAGTCTCTTCAGTTGTATCTATTGGCTTTAATTCAATCTCGTCCATATCGTTATATATGTGTTGCCTATAAGTCACTCTTCTTTGAGTCTTTAGCGTATCTAATTTAATATCTAAATCAGTTTTAGCTGAATCGTCTTTAGCAATACTAAAAGTATTTAAAGCAATCATTAAATCTGACTCGTCTCTACAAATATTTATAACACAATTATTGTAAATATTTCGGATTTCTGATAACTTATTTGACATATCGACAAAAGGAATTTTATCATCCTTATAATTATTTGCACGAAGGTAAACCAGTTTGTTAGCGTCCCTAGTTAACTCTATATATTTAACATAAATCTTATCAGCTTTAATTGGCTCTGAATTTTCATCATCTGAACTTTCCTCATATTGAGAATATCCAAACTGAATCTCAATATTAATACAAGACCTTTTAATATCTTCTAGTATGTCTTGTTCTAACGCTTCTAATAATCCACAAGTTTGCTTCATACCTGAATAATTTGATTCAAACCTTTTCATAAAAGATTTAGTGTCCCATTTGTAAACAACAAGTGTTCTCTCTAATGAATAAGGACCACCTTTTAAAAAAGCGTCTTTGAAGTCACTAAAGGTAACATTATTTGTTAGCTTATTATGTATTAAATTTACAGTCTCTTTATCCTCATCGTTATTAACTAAAGTCCCAACAAAATTACTAACCTCTGATATATTAAAAACATCAGGAGTAGTATAAAATTTTTGAATCTCTGAGTCATAAACAAAATAACCAAACCCATACATATCATTAGCCATTTTGTAATGAACGTCAAATAACTTTTTTAAGTTATCTTCTCTTGTTTTTAAATCAGCATTATCAAGTTCTTTGATAGCTGAATTAATCTTAGATATTTCACTATCTAATTGTTTCAATTTATCTTTATATATCATATTATTTGTATTTAAAATTCAAGAGCAAAAATATGTTTTATAATTTACACCACCAAATAAATTATGTTAATATTTTGTTAAAATTTAGTTAAAGGTTTGTTAAAATTTACTATCTTTGTTTTTATGAATTTTACAGGAAAAGACAAAACAACCACCCCCCTACTGCGTTTAAGAGCTAAGATTAGAACAACCCTACTGCGTTTAAGAGACTACCTACTGCGTTTAATGACTAGCAAAAAAGCAAAAGAAAAATACAAAGCTATAGGATTAGGAGTCTTGTTTTCTGTCTTAACATTTTCTTTGGTTTACCTTTTTACCTTCATCTACATTTGGATAAAATTCTAACCTACTGCGTTTAAGAGAATAGAAAACACCCTACTGCGTTTAAGAGATTACCTTATAACATAAACACCCTTATTAGCGTTAGCTAAAAAATATTGTGTGCAGTATCTTAGTGCATCAATTTGGTGATTCCACTTATCTACTGGCTTAGAGTTTCTTTCGTGCCAAACATAATTATTAAGCTCTTTAATAAGCTCAACACTATCTGGGTCTATTATTAAATCATAATCCTGTATAAGAGCAATACCTGTGAGTATAGACCCTTTGCGTTTAATGGTTGGTTTTATTTTACAGTAAGACTGAAGCTCTGATATAAGTCTTGGTTCTGCACTATCACATACAATTAAATCTTCTCCTGCGTATCTTCTGTTAGACTCTCCTATTTCTTTAGTGGACATTCCTGCTTTGCAATACATTGTTTTTATCCATATCCTTTTTCTATCTGCATCAATCGCTGCTTTAACCAAAACGGTTGGGTCCACTGAAAACCCAAAGTCTTGACCATATATATATTTAGCTGAATCATTAAACATCCCTGTCTTCCAGTTTGAGAAGATTACACCCTCAGCTTTATCCATCCATCCACCCATTATTTGATGGTTATATCTGTCTGGTCTTCTTCTTCTTATGTCTTCTAATTGTATTAAAAATGATTCTGAAAGGTTCTCCTCGTTATCTTTAAATGTAGTGTGTATATATGTAACGTTGCCCTTCCACTGATTAGTTCCTGGATTAACCCCTTTAGCTGCAAAGAATCTTTGATAAAGCCAATGCTCTTTTGTTGCTGGGTTTAATATCATTATAACTCTATTAAGGTTTGTCTTTGCTCTAACTGACTGGTCAATCTTATCAAAGTCTTCTTCCTTTGTCATCTCCTCTGCTTCGTCTAAAACCCAAGTCGTAATTCCATTTATAGATTTAAGTGCTGCTGTTTGATTTCCTGCTGATGTACGAATCCCTTTGAACAGGATTGAGCTGCCAGTGCTTATGTTTAAGATTTCATCTTTAGTTATTCTAAAGTGGTCTAGTATATCGTAAAGCTGTAGCTTTTCTAAAAACTCAGGGATAATTGAATTGGCTGCACTAATCATTGTGTAGCGAGTAAAAAGAATTTTATGTCCTTGTTCAAATGTAAGGAAAGCTAAAAAGGTTGTAATGGCAAAGGACTTTCCACTACCCCTTCCTCCTGTCATAACAAAATACCTTGTGTCATTTCCAAGAGCATTATACTTTTGATTCAGGATTGGCTTGTTCATCAGTATCTAGTTCTATTGTTTTGTCATCCTCTTGTGTGCCTGTAAAAAGATTCTTTATATTTATGTTTACCTTCTGCTGTTTCTCCTCTGGAGTATCTAAAGGTTTCCCATACTTATATTCAAACAGCAATTTAAGGTGAGGAAAGGATTGCTTTGCTTGTTGTGCTAATGATTCCCAAGCTGCCTCTTCACTTCCAAAAACTTTAGCCATTGCGTTTAAAGCATAGATTCCAATTCTGTTTCGTTTGGCATTGTTAACAGAAGCAACAGACGTGGGTCGTACAACAGGCACGTTTCTAACGCCTGGTTTTCGTCCATTATTTTTTCTTCCATCGTTTTCTTTAACATACTTATACTGTTTCGGTTTTCTTCCCATTCTTTTTATATAGATAATTTTGCGTTCCCCATACTGCGTCAGACCATTCTTTGTTTGTATATATCTTTTTACCCATTTGAGTTAATCCGTTAAACTCAACAACAAGTTTAAACTTATAACATCTTGGACTACATTTTTCTATAGGAACAGGGTATATTTTATATCCCCTTTCCATACACCACCTAGCAGCGTCTTGATTGTATAGGTTTCTGTATTCTCCAAGATGATACTTTTTTTTGTGTGCCTCTATCTGCTCTTTAGATTTCTTCCTCAACTGTCTCACCTATTTTTTCTAACAACGCATAGTGCTTATCCAAAAGCTCTTCGTATTTAATTTTATAATAATTTCTATCGTTAAAATTCTTTAAGTCTTTAGAGCTTGTAAATAGAAGCTCCTTTTTTATTTTACTATATAGCTGTAATACAGATTCACTATACATAATTAGAACATTAAAAACTTTCAGTCCGTGTATAACTGATGCGTGGTCTCTTCCTACACTTTTACCTATTTCAGACAAAGTTGAATGAGTAAACTCTTTACATAGCTTAAAGTATATTGCTCTTGCATAAACATACTTTCTGAGTCTAGTGTTTTTTGCTAACTTTAACTTTGCTGATTGTTGAACCTTGTTTTTTATGTCTCGAACATCAAGAACTAACCTCGTTTTTTTCATATTTTTTTTCATATTTTTCTACCTCTATTTTTATTTCGTTATACGTTTTATTTTTTGCCTGTCTTAATGCTTTAAATATCCCTGCACAAAGCTCATACATTTCTTTCCTTTCAAAATCCACCAAATCTTCTATTAGTTCTTGGTAAGACACTCCTGCTAACAGGTCTCTTAAAGTTAAGTAATAACTTCTATCTATTTTCTTTTTATATAAATCCTTTTCTAACGTATTCATTCACACTCTCGGTTTTATTGTAGAAGTATTTGCTGTAATTATCACAAGCGATTTTAACCTTATCCTCAGCTTCCACCAAAGATTCCTCGCTACATTGATATATTCCAATCTCCCCACTGCTTTTATCTATAACCAAAAATGTAAACTTTTGTATTGAAAATAGTTGCATATAAAGCCAAGCCTGAACGTTATAATGCCATTTGTATCTAGCAGCATAAAGCCAAGAGTCAATACTTGAAGTTGTTTTCACATCTATAATATGACCCTGTTTAACATAGTCTGCTTTACCACGAAAAGGAAAGTCAAACACTTCTCCTATTGTAGCAACCTCTGCTATACCTCCCCTTAAAAGCTCACTAGCCTCATAGTTAGATTCAATACACTTAACAAGATAAGACATAGACCTAAGTTCCTTTTCAAGCATTACCTCTTTTGTTGGGTGTATTGCTTTTATGTCTTTATACTTATTTGTTCTTCTTGAACTAGCATCAACAAAGGCATATTTATCAGGTAGCTTTTCATATTCTAAAAGCATAGCGTGAAATAATCTGCCCTCTCTTAATGCTGGAACGTTGTTGTCGTCTTTTGTTAGGTAGTGTTTATATTTAACTGGTGAATCAACAAGACTCTTAATAGAGCTAGAAGATAAAGCTGCCTCACCCAAGTAACCATAGTAAAAAGAATCATCCTCCATTCTTTTGACGATTTCTTCTTTTTCCCATTCTGTTCCATCTAAAAGTTTAATCATAGCGTAAAAGTAATAAACTTTTTATTAACAGGCAAATTATTTCTTGTTAAACTGAGAAATACATACAGCATATCTTTCTTCTTGCTCTTTGTATTCCTGTTTCATTATAGGGTTAGACATACATCTTGAGATAAATTCTCTTTTAGATTCCCCCCCACTCGGTTTAGGTATTGGCATAATTATAATTTTTCTAATAGTTTTTCTAAGTTAGCTAATGCTCTCCACGCAACTTTAGCATCGTGGTATAGTCCGTCATCATCTAAGGTGCCACAGTCTATTAGGTGTCTAGCAAGTGCGTCTAACTCGTCTTTAGACTTACTTCTATCCCAATGTAATGGCTTACCTTTGTGATGCTGTTCATTTCCCATATAGCTAACTTTAGATACATACTTAATGGCTAATGGAAAATATTTTAATACACCTGAGTAAACAGGCATCTCTTTTCTTTCTTGATGTTTAGTTTTTCTCATTAAAATTTACATTTTTTACATTCCCAAAATTCCCCTAGTTTATTTACAACCTCTATAAACGGAAGGGGTGTTTTTAACTTTTCCCACTTTTTAGTCTTTCCCCATAGCTCAGTTACTATGCACCTGTCAAGTGGAATGTTTTTACTGTCATCTTCAAAGTCGTGTTCTACTTTTAAAACAACAGCTTCCTTTGCTCTTATTACTGACCAAGACTCTGCAATCCTTTCAAGTAATAGTTTTTGTCCTGTTGGTATATCAGTTCCTTTAAACTTAACTTCTATTAAAATTAAATATTTTCCGTCAAATTCCAAAACTGCGTCTATGTCTGATGGGTGCATATTTCCATTTTGCACTCCAGTAAAATCTAAAACTTGTCTCACTCTATTCCTATTTTTAATTAAACCTTTGTTTATTATTGATTCCATTTTACTCATACTGGTCTATTAATGATTTGAGCCTTCTTATCTTTTCCTTAAAACAAACACCACAGTTTGTTGGCTTATCTGCTGTGTTGAATATCCTGTTGTATATATCCAGTAAGCTGTTTTGCTGTTCAGGGGTAACCTTGTTTGTGTTTAAGGACAGGAAGTTTTTTACATAATCATACTCGTCCTCTAAAAAGCAGTTGGGTTTATTGTAAGGGTACATCTTGTTCATTTTTTCCTTACGCTTATCACAGCCACAGTCCTGACCAAGTGCATCAAAAACTTTATCTACAACTGATTTAATTCCTGTAGCTTTAGTAATTTTTTCTACAGTATCTCCAAGACCAGTTGCTGAGTTCTCAAATTTAGCAACCCACTCTTTATAGCGTCTTGTTCTTTTATCTTTAGGTTTTGGTGGTATTTTATTCATTGTTTTTCTTTTTAATTAAGTGAAAATCTCCGTTTATATAATCCTGGAAATCTTCTACAAACTTAGTGTTTAATATTTGTTTATAGTTCTTGCAACTGTTAAAAATAGAAGTTACAGAAATATGAGAATCTTTTGATAGCTTTCTCATACTTATATCTGACTCATAGTATATCTTAAATAGCTTTTTATCATACCAGCTATCCCAACTATCAACCTCTTTTTTAATATTATCAACGATAAGCTCTTCTGCTTTCTGCTTTTTAAGTTCAGATTGAAAGTCGTTAGCTTCTACTATTTCATAAACGATGTCAATATCATCTAACCTTAAAACATTGTGTCTTGACTTTTCTTTCAAATAACTATTCCATAGATTTTTTAGGGTTACATACACATAGAACTTGTTTATATCTGTCTCATTATACATAATCTTCTCTGGGTCTTTGATATATTTATCAAGACGAAGATACATTTCGTGAATGAAATCTTCAACAAGGTCTCTTGGTATTCCCAAAGAAAGACCCATCGCTATCCAAAGATTATGATATTTTGACAGAAGCTCCATCATCTAAAAAGAAATATGTGCATAAATAAAAACCCCAAACTAAACCTAATTAGGTCTGCTTTAGAATCGTGTTCATCAATGGGTATGTCTTCGACATAATCAATCCCTAGCTGAAATCCTTTTATAAACTCAAATTGTATATTCATATTGTTAAAATTCAAATTGTACTTTTATTTTATCTTGTTCTCCATAGACCTTTTTCATATTATTGATAACTACAATATTTTGGTCTTGTTCGTAAACCAATCCCTCTAAGGAATCAAAAAATGCCTTGTTTAGATTGTCCTGCAAGTCTGGTTTAGTTGTCTTGTAAACCGACTCTAATCTTTTTCGTTTGCTAAAGCTCTTTGGGTATGCAAATATATATTCTATATAATTTACAAATATAACAGAACCTGCACCTACTATGTTGAAGTTCTCAGGAAGCTGCTTTTTAACCAAGTCTTTAACGCAGTTTTGATAGTCAGTAACCTTTTTGGGTTTATACCTTCTTCCGTTTCTTGCAAATCTAAAAGACTGGTGAGCCTGTGGCTTTATGTTTAATTCAAAAGACAATCTCATCAGAAGGGAAAATTACTTAGTTCATCTTTTATGTCTTTTAATATAACAGGCAAACCCTGTCTTACTTCAAAGCAAAAACTCTCAAAGGGAAACCCCCTGCTTCTTCTACACCTAACAACAACAACGTCTTTATTGTCGTCCCTAACAGCTACACTAATTTGAGTTTCTGTTTTCTTTTCCAAGAACGAACCCAAATGTCCTGTTGCTTTATTGTTATAAAAATTAGAATGAATAACAGTTATTATATGTATATGGTAATCTAAGGTCCATTTCATTAAATAATGAATAACCTTGTTAGACTTTTCTAAATCGTTTATGTCATTTAAAAGGTCTGCCACGCCATCTATTATAATAAGACCCAGATTGTCAACCTGCTTTAAATGCCAATCAATAAATTCTAATCTTTCTTCAGGAGAGAATTGTCTTAATGCGTAGGTGTGATAGTCTGAAGCGTCCTTACACATTCGATGCACTCTGTTGAATGTCTTTTGTGCGTGATACCTAGACTGCTCTGTATCATAGTGAATTACCTTTTTGTTTCCCCTAAATCCCTTTATATCCTTTACATATGTTTCGTGAGAACCCATATAAGCCGAAGCCAACAAAGACACTAAAAATGTTTTTTTGCTTTTTGGACCAGCCGATATAAAACTAAAATTACCATATGTTCCTATTGGGATAGGTTCGTTAGATTGGGTGGTTCCTTTTGATAATGCTGCTGGGGGTTCTTTTATTATTTCGTTTGAATCAACGTGGCTCTCTTTTAATATTCTACTGAACCTTTTGTCTTGGTTTGTTTTCTGCTTTGCCATTATCTGTTCCATCAATAATATTGTTTACCTCTTTTTTTATATATTTAGAGAATGTCCCTTTGTTTTTTATCTCATTTTTATTTAAAACGTTTATTTCAAAAACACCCACGTCAAGCAAATCATAAAAACAATCTTCGTCACTGTTGAATATTTTGTTGAGTTCATACAAGATAAACCAATATACAAAAAAAGGACTAACTTTTTTTATTTTGTATTGCCTTGTTGTAAACATTTTGTAAGCAAACCAAGATGACAGCCTTTTGAGTTTATTCTCCTTGTCTTCTAGTTTCCTTATCTCCTCTACTATGTTTAAGAAATCATTTGTTATTTTTCTCTCTGCTTCACTTTTAATTAGGTGGTTGTATATGTTATTAAGTTTATCTTCCATAATAAAAAAAGGGTAAGCTACTTGTCTCGGTTTCACTTACCCTTTTCGAATTTAAAACAAAATATATAATAAACACAGATATTAGAACGGCAATTCCTCGTCAACGTCAACCTTTTGAGTTGATTCAGATTGTTTTTGTCTTTCGGCAACAGATATTTTACCATCCGTCCAATAAACTTTTCCGTTCCCAATATATTTCTTTGGAACTTTCTGTTCTCTTTCTTCTTTAGATTGTTCTTCATACATCGAAACATTTTGTCCGTAGTCATTTGTAAAATCAGAGATGGATATTGTATAGTCTTTATACTTACCATCTTTTCCTTTTATTCCTATTGTTGCTAATGCACTCATATTTTTAATTGTTATTTAATAGTTCGTTCTCTACAGCTAAAGAAACTTTATATTTCTTTTTCACTGTTTCTATGTCCCCACCTTTTTCTAAATACTTTGCTACTTTAGCAAAATTGTCAGAGTCGGTTTCTAAAAGCAATCTATCATCGATTCTTTTTTTTTGCACTTTATTGTGTGTGTTTGTTGCATCAGAATCCTTTGTGTCATCCAATAAAAATAAATCACCTAAAGCATACTTTTTAGCATAAGAAGATGCAGCTCCTGTTCTTTGAGGGTCTTGCATACCTTTTGCATTAAAGTCAATTATAGCTTGTGCTGTTGATTCTACTTGTGTATCAACATCCTCACAGTCTATTAGTTTAGCAGTTGATTCTACATAAACTTTTCCTGCAAGTTCTTTAAGACTATCAGTTATCTTTAAAACCACATTATACTTTTTAGTAAGAGGTTTAACAGATTCTAATATGTCTTCTGCACTTCTATATTTGTAATTACCAAATTTGTTAAATTGATTTTTAGGAGCTTTAAGCTCCATTTGTATTGATAATAATTTTTGTACTATATTCATAATTGTATAATTTACACAAATATAGTAATTAATATTTAATAAACAAATTTATTTTTTCAATATAGCCAAATTGCTTGTGGTTTTTGGTCATCATTATCAACGTGAATAAACGTCTTTGCTATGCCAAATCTTTGAAAACCAACCATTGATAATGCTTCGATTATCTTTAGCCTTTTTCTAGTGTCAGTACAATGAATGTCTGCTGCCCTTCCAATTAAATGGGAGCTGGTTGACATACCTCCAACCTTTCTGTTGTGAGCTGGAGTTCTGTACCCTGAATTTATCTTAAACTGTATTCCTGCAATATCTCTTGCCTCGTCTATACAACCCATAAACTCTCTATCCATATACTTTTCTCCACTTCCTGGAGAGTCAGGAGAGTCAAATTCTTCGAATGTAAAATACTTTAATTCCATTTTTTTATTATATTTGTGTTAACGTAGCCGTAAATCTACGAAAAAAATTACTAAACTTCAATAGGAATGTTGTTGGAACAGCTAATTGAAATTTTGTTTTTCATAGGGGACTTTTTCTTTTCTTTCTTTTTGGTTACTTTTTCTTTCTTTTCTTTTACTTAAACTTATAGTTATTATAATACTTAGAGTTAACATTGTCCATACTGAGTCTAATACTCTGTTGAGTTCCATTATTAGGAAATATAAAAAATCCATCATAAATATCAACATATATAGCAAAGTAATCTACTTTATCTTTTGGATATGTACCGTGAAATGTTACTTGCACCGTACTTCTATTTTTCGCTATATCCTTACCAGTTGATTTTACCTGTATCTTTAAAAGCCTACCTTTAAAATCAATGATACAATCATAAATTGAAGAGTGCAGCAAAGGAAAAGAAACTTCAATTCCTCTTTTGATACACTCGGTTGCAAAATTATACTCTGCAATACATCCTCTATGGTTTATATCCATAAGCTATCTTCTCTTTCCTTGACCTCTATATTTTTTCTTGTAACCATTTTGACTCCTTGATGCGTTTTTAGAGTGAACTCCTGGTCTTTTCTTTGGTCTTGGTCTTACATAAACATAGACCTTTGGTCTTTTAACCTTTCTTCTTACCACTACTTCCTTGTCTTCTCAAAACTTCTTCCGCCAAAATATGCTCCTATTATCAAAAGCAAAATCTGATTTATATTGTCAAGTTCATACTCAAGAAAAAAACCTGCCGTATAAACAAGTGTAATAAAAATTAAAGTAAGTGGACGCACATTAGAACTTAACCAACTACCACTATTAGCATCTGCTTCCCATCTTCTAGTAACTGCCTCCATTTCTGCAATATCCATTTCAAGCAGTTTTAACGCCTGTTCTTTATCAACTGGAGGTAGGGTATTGTCTTTTACTAAAATGTTCTTAACAACGCCTAAAATGCCCTTATCTGGGACAACGTCAAGTAAATTGTCCACAATTCCTGTTTTTGACAAGAATTGACCTACTTTTGTTTCCCTAAACTTCTTTTTATTCTTGCTCATTTCTTTTTCATATGTTTTATTAAATGTGGGTACCTCTCATACAAAGAATCTTCGATTATTTTTAATATCTTTTTTATAGTTTTCATATTAAAAAAAACCCTCTATGTTTAAGAAGGTACTGCGTTTAATAATTACTTGATTTTTAGCTTTCCCATTAGCCTATTCCACTTTGAAATAAACCAACTGTTGAGTTGACTAAATTTGTTTGCTAACCACGTAAATATTCTTACCATAACTATTTTCTTTTATCTATTAATTCTAAAATTTTATATCCTGTATAAACTATTGTCATAACTAAAAGCACAATCTGAAGCACATCATTTATCTCTGCTATTGATATAGCAAATACTAATACTCCTAATATTGTTGGCTCAAAATTGTTCATTTTTATACTTATCCACTATTTCTTGTAATTCCTCTCTTGTGATAGTTAACCTTAAAGTTAACCCTGCTTCTTTTTTCCATACTAAATTTTGGTCTTTATAAATAAGAATCGCAGGAACAGATTTTATTGCCTTTTGAAAATTCTCTGATTGGTCTCCTAATACTGCATATTGAATTTTAGCACCTCTAACACCTTTAATCTGTAAATCGTTATGTTGGTTCCATTTTGCATTAACTTGCAAAATAGTGATGTCTTGGGAATATACTAACCCACTAAACATCAGAAACAAGGCTACTATGTTTAATGATGCTATTTTTCTCATTTTCTGATTATTTCATAAAGTTTCTCATCAATCTTGTCAAGTTTCTCTGAATTTTCTTCAACTTTAGTTTGTGTTGACATAATTGTCTCACGAATTAATTGGTCTTTTAGGTCATACTCTGTTCTTGAAACCTCTGGCTCTGGTAATTCCTTTGCAAGTTCTATGTCTGATTGTAGTGCAAACCACATTCCCACAAGAGTAAAAATTCCAACAGCTATCATAACTAAATTCTCTACTGATATATTTATCTTTTTCTTTTTAATATCTTCTATGTCTAAATCTGCCATATCTTTAATTTATTTTAAATGCCATATATATATAAGTGCTTCCACTTGCATTAACCTCAGTATCAGAGCCATTAGCTTCAAAATCAGTTGCATTGAAATCTACATTTTTAGTTGCACTTCCAGTAGTTGCACCAGCATTACTATCTGCCTCTAATCTATTATTTCTTGGATTAGATGTATTTCTTGCACTATCAAACATTAACCAACCACCAGTATCATTAGTCCTTTTTATCATTACAAAGTCAGGTTGGAATCCTAACGAAACCGCATTACCATCACTTCCACTTCCGTTATATGTTCCAAATTTACTATAACCTGCTACCGAATGAAAACAATAAGCAATTATTTCGTTACCGTCTGCATAATTTAAGTTATTACTTGCCCCTGCTGTAAATACTGAACTTGTAGGGTCTGTTGCATTCATTAATGAAGTTGAATCACCTGCTGCGTCATTAGTACTTAAGTAAATAACTTTTGATGAGCCTAAAGAAGTATGATAGCAAACCCAACCATAAGCCTGATTCGTTACTTTTGCCATTATGAATTCAGGTGCAGAAGATAGTCCGTGTCCAACAGTAGCCGTTGTACCAGTCGCAGTATATTTAACAATACTAAATCCATTTGCAGTATTTACATTTACTGTACTTGCTATTGTTCCATCTATATTGTGTTGCCAAGTTTGACCTGCTTTCCAACACCAAGCCACATAGGTATAAGCATTTCTGTTAAAAGCATAATCTCCTCCGAGACCAAATCCATCTGAATCAAACGATTTTAAATATCCATCTGAACTACTTTGTGCAGCATTACTGTTTGACTGTATTTGATTTGTTGCACCCCTAACACTATCAAAAAGTGCGTGAGTATAAGTGTGATTTCTATTCTTAATCCATACTAAATCAGGTTTAAATCCTACTCCTGTAACACTTTGTGTTAAAGTTGTACCAAAATCATTTGTACTATTCCCAGTATATGTTACTGCTTTAAAGCTATTAGCTAATGTCGTATTACTTGCTACATTTTTCTTAAATGCTGCATATATATAAGTACTTCCATTTAAATTTATATTTGTATCACCTGTTGCACTTGATGGTGCTATTGGTTTAAATCCTGTACTTAAAAAATCAACATAAACTAAATTTTGTTCTGCAGCACTATCATTTGGAAATAATAATTTATCATTTCTACGAGTATCATAAATTTGCCAATTACCTGTTCCACTACTTCTTTTAACCATTACAAAATCAGGTTTAAATCCTGTTGTTACAGTTGGACCTGTTCCATCCCCACCATCACCAGTATAAGTTCCAAACTTACTATATCCTGCGACTGAATGAAAGCAATAAGAAATATAATCGTAATCATCATTTACCTCATCACTTCCACCGACAGTAAATACTGTTGCAGTAGGTGCAGTATTACCATAAAACACACTACCATTTGCAGTATCATTTGCACCAGTTGAATTTAATCTTAATCCATAATACCCTCCTATTTGTGTCGGCCATCCTCCAGCAAAATTTAATGCTTTTGTAATAATTAATTCAGGTGCAGAAGAAAGTCCGTGGCCTATTGTGGCACTTGAAGCAGAATCACCGTGATATTTTACTATACTAAACCCTGCATTTGCATTTACACTTACTATTGAATCTATACTACCATTATCATTAATCGCAGGCTCATCATCATTGGCTTTCCAAGCCCAAGCAACATAGGTTTCTGCACTTTTGTTTACCTCATCACTTGTTCCTAACGAAAAAGAGTCGGTATTAAATGCAGTTAATCTTTGTGAATTATTTGCTTGTGCATCAGTTGTGTTTGAAACCAATTGATTATCTGCACCTCTTATACTGTCGTATAAATAATGATTTCTTGCATAAGACCTTGATTTAATCCAAGCAAAATTCGGCTGAAATCCTAAATCTATGTTTCTTGCAGAACCATCACCAGTCCAAGTTTTTACATTAAAACTATCTGCAAGTGTTGGTGCTTCTGTGTCAGGGTCTGTAGCAATAGCTATATAAAGTATTGAATCTCCACTTTCATTAATCCCACTACCATCACCTATTATTTGAAAACCATTAGATAAAAAATCTACCTTATAACCACTATTAGTCCAATCTCCCCCTGATGAGCTTGGTGATATTGCTTCTGTTCTTGGGTTTGATGTATTTCTTCCATTATCAAATATTTGCCAATCATTTGTAGAGTCAAGATTTTTAATCCATACGAAACCAACCTCAAAATCTGTTTCTACAATCGGTCCGTTTGCTGAACCATTACCCGTGTAAGTTCCAATTTTTTGATACCCCGCAACATCTGCAAAAGCATAAACTATATAATCTACACCACTTGCACTTGTGCTATTTATTACTGAATAAACTGAATCTGTAGGTGCAGTATTTCCCCAAACATTTGCAGTTCTAAAAGGTGGTGTCCCATTTGGTTCTAAATATTTTGTCCAATCTACCGCACCCCCTAACCAATCTGATGAACTATCTATTCTTTTTGAGATTATAAATTTTGGAGCAGAATCTAAACCGTGACCTATCGTTGCACCACTTCCAGTTCCCGTATATTTTATTATTGAAAATCCTGCTGCAGCATTTGCTTGAACTGTAGAATCTTCTGAACCCTCTGAATTAGTGCTTGTTGTTCCCCCATTTGCTTTCCAACAATAAGCTACATAATCTGAACCTGAAGCATTAAAATTATCATTACCATTTGAAGTAGTTGCAAATCCTGTGCTTGATACTGTTAAATAAACAGGTGAAGCAGAACCATCTTGTGCATTACTTAAATTCCAATAATTTACAAATCCTAATCCTCTTGTTGTGTCTAATGCTCTCCAATTATCAGAGCCACTTGTCATTTTGATGACAATATAATCAGGTTGGAATCCTACAGTAAATGCTCTTCCTGCTGTGCCATTACCTGAATAAGTAATTGCCTTAAAATTCTCGCTTGGAGTTAATCCACCTGCTGCTGCAGATTTTAATAATTTATCGCCTATACTCATTAGTCAATATTTGGAAAATCATATTGCATTACATTTTTCTTTGTAGTAAGTGCATTGATTTCTGATTCAACAACATCAGATTGGCTTCTTAATTCAGCTCTTTCATCTGTAATAATGCTTGGAACATCATCCCCATTATCTACACTTCTGATTATATACCAATCTGTTTTTTGTAATTCGCTATTAACTATTGATTTGAAATGATTAATTCTTCTTGTTTTTAATTGACTAACAGTTTCAGACCAAGTTTTATCCTCTGCATCTTTTCTAAATACTGTGTTTTCCGTGTCCCAATATACCTCACCTAAATTATGTATTCTCTCATCATAATTTTCATCTATGATAAGGTCAAAACAACCTGCATCTTTTAATGCCTCATCTGACATAGCAGGTGCATTTAGATAACTACCTGTTGAGGTTTTTAGTACATTCGGTACTGAATTGTAAACTGTTATTATTCCATTTATATTTACTGCTTTCATATTAACTTGATATTTGAGAAATTGTATACCAACATTCAGAAGTTGATATAAATTTGAGTTGGATTAAATTCTTTACTGCTGCATCACTATAAGTTCCTGATATTAGATTAAATGTTCCACTACTACCATTAATATTACCAAAAGCAACAGTATTACTACCACCACTTCCTGTTATCATTATGCTTTTTGTCATTCCAAGAGTAATATTTGTAAATGCTAATGTTGTTGAATGACCAGAAGTCCAAGTAAAAACATCATAAGCACCTCCATCTAAAGTAATAGATGCTGCACTCGTTACTGCTTGTGCTGCTGTAAATTCATCTGCGAGTTTACCTGCTGTAACTTGGTCATCTGCAATATGAATTGTATCAATTGAACCATCTGCAATTTGAGGAGAATCTATTGCATCATCAGCAACCATTGCATTTTCAACTGCATCATTAGCTATTGTTACTGCTCCTGCTGACATTGTTACATCTCCACTAATGGATAGTGTAGTTCCATTACCAAGTAATGTATATAACTCATTGAAATTTGAGTTTGTTGATTGCATAGCAGTTCTCAACGGGTCTCCTGTCCCATCGTTTGCTGAACTTCCTACGTCTATTGCTGTTTTTGCCATAATCTATTTCTTTTTTTTGTTTTTAATAATATGTTTGGTCTGCCGTTATATATGTATCATCTACTCTTTCTTTTGTTGTGTCAACCCTTAACCAAGAACCATCTGCATCAAAAGGATAAATTGAACCCCATCCATTAGACGCATTTACTTCTCCAAATTCACTTACCTCGTATATTGAACCCCACGACATCTTTTATCTTTTTTATATAACTCATTAATTTTATTTCGTTCTCTTTCTTAGGTTTATAAACCCTTCTCTGTTTATTTATAATACCCATCCTGTAAAATTTTGGTCTCTTTCTGGGTTCATTCCTCCATCTTGACTGGCTGTGTATAAAGGATAGTCTGAACTATTTTGGTCCATAAAATCTATAAATCTTTGAGTGTAAAACTCTGCTGTTATTTTAGCTTGGTCAACCAAAGAATCTATCTCTTCTTGTGTTGCCGTATCTGAGTTTTCAGCTCTATGTTTATACACACCTCCATTACTTATCTGAAATGCAGCATAAGGTAAATACGTAGCTTGGCTATACCAGATTAGCATTGGTTTTATATAATCATCTATTAGTGTCTGATTAACACTTGTTACACTATCATTAATAACCTCATATTGTAATTGGTCATAAAGTTTAGTCCCTAGCTGAGTTTGTATATATGTATCTTGTGCAACCTCAATAAACTGAATCAGCTTATCCGAGTCTAAATTTCCATCAATTATAGACTTTCTCTTTATTTCTTTTAATGTTATAAATAATGCTTTCATTTTTTATAGTTTGGATAATGACCTCTATTGGGCATATCTTTAGGTTTTATTGCAACTTCAGGTGGGTTGACAGGTTCTTTAAAACCCTCTTGGATAGCATCTCCCTTTTCCATTTTACTTCCAATTCCCACTCTTTTCTTATAAACATTTAACTTCCATTTGTGGTGACAATTAACTCCACCCTTGAACTTTAGCAAACTATAGTTCTGACCTTTGTGTCCCAACTCATTATTAATACCTCTAAAGGACATCATATCAATATCTTCTTTTCTAAATACAATTTGATTTTGAGTAATAGCTTCCATTTTTCTACAAAAGACTCTGCTATCAGAGGAGTTTCTTATAGGACTATATGAATACCTTACCTTGAAAATGGCAGTATCTTGAGATGATTTTTCGTTTGGCTTTGCGTCTTCTTGTGTTGGCTGAGATAAGGAGGTTACGTCAAACTCCTTTTCACTGTCCTCAACGTCTTCTTGATGTATAAGCTCCCACTCATTCTCATCTATTTTTTCCCCAAGCAACTCTAATTGACTTAAAATGTCATCTCCTTCTTCATCAGAGAAGTCATTTTTCTCTTCACTAGACAACTTTTCTCCTGTTTCTTCCTCTCTTTTAATCTTTGTTGCAATATTTTCAAGCTCTGTAAACTCTATCGGTTGTAGAGTAACAAAATATAAGTCTAAGTATATATCATTAAAAGCAAGAAGCGTTTTAAATGAATCTATCAGTAATGTTTGAAATGGTCTTATAACAATATTGTCCATAAGAATTGACGCAGTTCTTAATTCTTCTGCGTTATTTCCAAACCCTGTATTGTCTTTTATACCAAGAAGTATTGGAGATACAACACCGTGACCTATCATTATCTTTTCTCTTGACTCCTTAGCTAAAAACTCATATTGTGCGTGTGCGTCAGGGAGGTTTATTGGTTCTACAGTTGCTGCCGTTTCTGCGTCTTCATTAAAAGCAAGAATAAAGCGTCCTGCGTTTGATGACCCACTGAACTTACTATATATCTTTTGTTCAATCATCTCTTGTGCTTCATCACCAGGAACACCATTATTAAAATTCAATAACATTGATGGTTGTAGTCCATTTTTAATATTACTTAAATGATAGTTTGATACTTCTTCCTCTAAAGAACAGTATTGTAAACACCCTTGATAATCGACTGGAGAATAATAGTAAAATCCAGGTCTATATGGTTTTACACAATATATTTCTACAAGCTCTGTCTTTGAACCAAAACCGAAAGCAGGTATTCTTTTAGGTTTATCTCCTGGCTTTATCTTTGACCAGTTTGGGTGATAGTAATATGCTCTTACTTTCCCATTTTTAGCTTTTTCAGCTCTTAAGGTTTCTGTTGGATAGTGATATATTCCTGTAATCTCCTTTTTCCCTTTTCTGTAAGCTACTTGAATTGCAGCTTGTCCTAAAAGTTTTAGGTCGTTTGCTATTTTTCTTACATCATCTGGTCTAAGAAGAACCTCCATCCTGCCAAACATTGCTGCATTAAAACCAGAGTCTGTTGCGTTTAATCCTCTACCGTAAATCATATCTACAATTCCGTTGATACACCTTGAATTTGTAGCACTTCCTAAATATCTTTCTATTAAGTCTTCAAAGTAATCGTTGTGTTCGCCATATTCAACCCAAGCATATCTTTTACTTTCAATTACTTTAGGTATTTCATAACCAGCTAAGTTTATTATTTTTAAGTTTTTCATATAATTATGTATTTTTGCTCATCTGTATCGCCTCCAACATATTGGTCATATTTACCACTGTTTAAAGTATGAGACTCTGTATAATCAACCTGAGATGTAGCATATGCTTTCCCCCTGTATAACAATGTTGTGCCTTGTTTGATTTCAAATGAATAGTTACCATCTTCTGCTAAAATACTAAAAGTACACGATATATCTAAAAAATTACCGTTAGAGGATAAAGCAGAAGTTAATGAGGTAAGGGTTTCATTCTTCCTTGTGCCGTCTTGTTTTATTGCAAGAGTTAGGTCACTCGCAACAACATAGCTTCTAGGTATTATGCTTATTGTTTGAGCATTTGTGTTTGGCAATAACGTTGTCATATTATTATAACCAACTAAGTCTAATATTGTTCTAAAAAAAAGGGGAATCAACTGACCCCCCTTTTGTGTTTAAGAACCTACTCTGTTTAAGAGATTACTATGTTTAAGAATTAGTACCCTCTGTTACTGTTACAGTTGCACTTGACATACCTGCGTATGGGTCAGATGCTGAAGGCGAACCTACAAAGTTAGCTGGTGCCGTTTCTTGAGCTGAGAAAGTAAGTGTATATCCACTTAAATCTCCCATAGCTGCACCAGTTACTACTGTACCCCCTGATACATCACAACCGTTTTCTAATCCCATAACCATAACGTTTCCGTTATAGTCTTCAACAGCAATGTGGGGTCTTCCATAAGCCAACAGTTTTAACTCTTTGTTATCTTCTTTAGATAACTTTTTAAGTGTTAAATTTAATGTTTGCTCATAAAAAGTCGTTCCGTTTTCTCTTGAAGAGTTCACTGTTTGTTCCATAGATGAGTTTCCCTTTACGTTATATTCCCAAGCAGTAAAAGTGCCTGTCATATTAGTAATTTGGTCATCTGCTGTTGTTACTGTTCCAAAGTCTCCGAAGTCAGTAAAATAAACATTTTTTATTCCACCAACGACATCTTTGCAAGGTTCTTTTCTACCTTTTGTTAAATCACAAGCCATATCTTTTTATTTTTTTATAAAAAAAGGCAGATGAGAAAATCTCGCCCACCTTTTTTATGTTATACAATTACTTATTATGCGTACCAAACGATTTCGCTACCGATACCATATTGAATACCAGCAGTGAATCTCATAACGATTCTTACGTTTTGAGAACCATCTAGGTCAGCCATATCAATAACTTTTACTTCGTTTGTGTCTGACATTAGACCTGTTCCGAACCATAAGTTAGATTTTTCAGCACACAAAATTTGCTCGTTAGCTAATCCTTGTGCTAAAACAATCTTAACACCATCGAATTGTAAGCCTTGTCCTTCTGAATACCACTGAGTACCTTTAGAATCTGTACCTGCAGCACCTAAACCAGATGCACCAAATCCACCTAAAGCTCTAATGTAAGCTCTATATACATTCGCTGGTGCGTAGATAGTTAAGTCTTCCGACCCATAAACTGATGCTGGAATAGCATCTACTACTTTACCAAGCTCTGTAACTACATTCGCTGCTGTTATTGGAGTTCCACTAACATCTACTACATCTGAATCTGCTGCTACTAAAACATTAAAGCCATCAAACTCTCCTGCTGTTGCGTTAGTTCCAT